TAGTAAGCTCTGGTGCTTTAACAGAAAAAATGCGTATTGCAAAAGATGGCAACGTTGGCATAGGTACGAGTTCGCCAGCAGCTAACCTTCATGTTGAATCTTCTGCACCTGAATTTAGATTATCACAATCAGGCACAGCAAAAGTAAGACTAAGAACAAGTGGCGATAACTATATAAATACAGGACAGAATCTTGGCATAGGAACGACTTCGCCAAGTGAGAAGTTACATGTAGAGGGCAATTTAAGATTAAATGGTAATTTAAAACTAGAAGGTCTAAATACACTAGAAAAACAATCAAACACTATTTTCTTTGGTGATAGAGATGATAACGACCAAGTAATAGATTTATCAGGTTTCTCAGAACAAGCAAAAATCGTTCTAAATGATGCCTTTATGACTCTATCAACTGGTGGGAGTGAACGTGCCAGAATAGATGGTTCAGGTAACTTCTTGGTTGGTAAGACAAGTTCAACTTTTAGTGCTACAGGCACACAATTAGCTTCTGATGGTGCAATAGTAGCAACAAGAAGTGGTAATCCTGTTCTTACTTTAGGTAGACTTGCTTCAAATGGTGAAATACAAAGATTTTTCCAAGCTAGTACACAAGTCGGTAATATCTCAGTCACAGGTTCAGCCACAACTTACAACACTTCATCTGATGCTAGACTAAAAGACATCACAGGGTCTGCCAGAGGTTTAGAAGTTATCAACGAACTAAACCCAGTTGCTTACGACTGGAAAGCAGATGGCAAGTCTGATGAAGGCTTGATAGCTCAAGAAGTTAAAGAGCTAGTACCTAACGCAGTGTCAGAAACCGAAGAAGGTTATTATCAAATGGATTACTCTAAGTTGGTCACACCATTAATTAAAGCTGTGCAAGAGCAACAAGAACAGATCGAAGAATTAAAGCAAGAAATAAAAGAACTTAAAAAATAATGTATAATTTTATGAATAACAAAAGGAAATAAATATGCCATCATACTCAACAAATTTAAACCTAGCTAAACCAACAGTCGGTGGTGATACTAACCAATGGGGTGGCTATCTTAATACAAACACAGATACCCTGGATGGTATCTTTAACGCTGCTGGTACAGGAACATCTGTAGGCCTACAAGTTGGCTCTGGCAAAACTTTAAAAGTTGGTGGTACATTAACAGCGACAGGCACGATTCAATTAACTGGGGATCAGAATTTACTTAAATTCTATGAAAGTGAAGGTGGTGGTGATAACTTTGTAGGCATAATGGCTCCTCAACAAATGAGTGGCAATACTGATTATTCATTAGTCTTACCAGCTGCTCAAGGTACGGCAGGACAATTCTTAAAACTAACAAGCCTATCTGGTTCTATTGGTTTATTACAATTTGCTGATGTAACTACAGCAGCCGATAATTATTTTGCTACTTCTGGTTTATCAAACAAAGATTTGGGAGTTGGGCTTCATCTTAAAACTGGTGACAGTGGTGCTAGTGTGCTTTCTACTGCCGATGAATTGGTTATAGAAAATTCAGGTAGTGCAGGTTTATCTATTTTATCTCACAGTTCAGCTCTTGGTGTTATTGCTTTTGGTGATAGCTCAGACAATGATATAGGAAAAATTGAATACGACCACGATGATAATAGTTTAAGTTTTACCAGTGGTGGTTCAATAGATTTTGTTGCTGGCGGTTCTGGCCAAGATTTATCTGTTTTAAGTAATGGCACTGTTTTGGTTGGTTCAGGTTCAAAGATTTCAAGCGAACTACTAAACATTACATCAGCAGGAGATTGTGCATTTTTCAAAACAACTGCTGGAGGAGAAGAAGCCTTAACTATTTGGAGACAAGCAGCTAATGGTACTTTTATTAGTTTCTTAAAAACAGATGGCAATGCTTGTGGTTCAATTAATAACTCTAGTAATGGAAGCGTAACTACTTATGCCACTTCATCGGATTACAGATTAAAAGAAAATGAAATATCCATATCAGATGGTATTGATAGAATTAAACAATTAAATCCATATAGATTTAATTTTAAAGATAACCCAAATAATGATTTAGATGGGTTCTTTGCACACGAAGTACAAGACATTGTACCTGAAGCGGTAGTAGGTGAAAAAGACGGTGAAGAAATGCAAGGTATTGACCAAGCTAAACTTGTGCCTTTAATTACCGCAGCACTACAAGAAGCAATAACAAAAATCGAGTCACTAGAAAGTGAAATAGACCAACTAAAAGGAGTAAATTAAAATGGCGGCTATAGAATATAATTGGGATTGTCAAACAGTTGACTATTACCCAGAAAAAGACGACCACTCAGAAGTGGTATTTAATGTGCATTGGAGAATCAATGCTGTCAGCGATCAGAAAGACAGTGAAGATAACTTCTATGCAGCAAGCGTATATGGTACACAATCTTTAAATATAGATGATATTGAAAACTTTATCCCTTATGCAGACTTAACCAATGAAATTGTTACTGGTTGGGTTGAAGGCGTAATGGGTGAAGAAGAAGTTCAGAACTTAAAAGATAACCTAGCAGAACAAATTGCTGACTTAATAGATCCAAAAGTCGTAACAGGCCATATCGGAAGTTAAGTGAATGGCATTAATCCCCGTAACTCCACCAGCAGGTATCGTTAAGAACGGTACTGAGTATGCTAACAAAGGTCGTTGGGTTGATGGGGATTTAGTCCGTTTTGAAAACGGCTATCTCACTCCAATCAAGGGGTGGAATAAACTCAGACAAAATCCAGTAGGCAGAATACTAAGTGGTACGGTTAGTACCACTGCTAGTAGTTTTGTTATTACTGTTACTACCACTACCGCACATGGAGCGTTAGTCGGTGCTAGTGTTAATCTTAATGGTTTTGCTGCAACAGGCGGGATGCCAGCTAATCAAATAAATCAAACTTACACGATTGCTTCAGTACCAAGCACGACAACTTTTACTATCAATACATTTCAAACAAATGTGCCAAGCACTGCTGCTACATTAACAAGAACATCAAGTGCTTCAGAAGTTGTCTTAACAGCTACACCAACAGGAATGTACGCTTACTACGATAACGATGGTAAAAAAGTTTTAGCGGTTGGTACAAGAAACGGTGTTTTAATTTACTACGAAGAAGTCTGGTATGACATTACCCCAACAGGTTTTATAGGTGATGACACTTTATCACCACTTGGTTTTGGTGCTTATCATTTTGGTCAAGAAGATTTTGGTGATGCTCGTTCACAATCAGGTTTATCTTTTGATACTACCACTTTCTCTTTTGATAACTTTGGTGAAATACTTTTATTCTGCTCACCCTCTGACGGCAAAATATATCAATGGGATCCTAATGCTCCAGCAACCATAGGTAGTGTTGTTTCAGGAGCACCAACAAACTGTGATGGTGTCTTAGTTACCAATGAAAGACACGTTGTAGCTTTAGGAGCAGGTGGCGATCCTAGAAAGATTGCTTGGTCCTCAAGAGAAACACTAAACACTTGGACAGCAGCAGCTACCAATACAGCAGGTGATTTACAAGTACCAACAGGCGGTAGAATCTTATCAGCTTTGAAATGGCAAACAGATGTCATTATCTTTACTGACACTGGTGTTGCTAGAATGTATTACACTGGTTCTCCTTTCCTTTATGGTATTCAAGATGCTGGCACAAACTGTAAAGCGATAAGTCCTAGAACTATCGTAACGGCTGGTGCTTTCTTAGCTTGGATGGGTGAAAACTCTTTCTTTATCTTTGATGGTTCAGTCAAAGAAATACCATGTGAAGTACATGACTATATATATGACAATATAAACTACACTTATAGACCAACATCTTCTGCTGGTCATAACTCGAACTACAATGAAATGTGGTTCTTTTTCCCAACTGGCACTTCTTTAGTACCTAATAAATATGTTATTTGGAACTATGTTGATAATGTCTGGTCCATTGGTTCAATGGATAGATCCTGTTGGATAGACCAAGGTGTTTTTGATTTACCGATTGCTTGTGATAGCAATGGTAATGTCTATGAACATGAAAGCGATGTTGCTCTAGTCAACTCTGAGAATGTTGGTATTCAAGTACCTTTCTGTGAAACAGCACCAATAGAAATTGGTATGGGCGACAACTATGTACAGTGCAGTCAAGTTCTACCTGATGAAGAAGCCACCACCTTACCAGGTGTTGCTATTAGTTTTAAAGGTAGGTTTACTCCACTTGGCCCTGAAACAAACTTTGGTACATTTACATTTGATACCGATGGTTATACCGATGCGAGATTTACCGCTAGACAAGTTAAAATGAAAGTTACAGGTGATGGTTCACAACCATTCCAAGTTGGTAAGATTAGATTAGACGTTAAGAAAAGAGGTAAGAGATAATGGCTAGACGAGCACTTCGTAAACCTCTACTCAAGTTTGATTCTGATTACCAAAATTATTTAGTCTCTGAAATAGAATACCGAGATGGTTTATCTTTTAAGAAAGGTGAGCGAATACAAGTAGGTGGCGGAGATCAAACAGAATTAGTATTAGTAAGCCCAAATGGAACAAAATATAAAGTTAGTGTCGCAGATAACGGAACTCTCTCAGCCACAGCAACAGTCTAAAATACTAGAGCCTTGGGAGATAGAGTGGCAAAGGTGTAAACCTTGGATAGAGAAAGCGGTCAAACACCAAGATATGTATAGTATCGAGGATGTAGAAGAACAAATCCGTAAAGGTATTTTTGCTTTATGGCCTGGCAAAAATAGTGCTATAATAACGGAGATAGTTGTCTTTCCCCAGATTAAGATAATGAATTTAATATTTTGCGGGGGAGATTATTCTGAACTACAATCAATAGTAGAAACTTCTATTGAACAGTTTGCTAAAGAAATAGGAATTAAACGGCTCGCAGGTGGCGGCAGACCTGGATGGTTAAGAAAGATTAAACATCTTGGTTGGAAAAATGAAAACGTAATAAGTAAGGAATTATGAGTAAAGGAAGCACAAGAACAGAAACCTCAGTACCAGGCTATCAAGAAGATGCCTATAAAAAATTATATGGCATGGGCGAAAAGGTAGCTCAATTACCTTTTACACCATATACAGGACCACAAGTTGCAGGATTTAATCCAGATCAATTAGCTGGATTTGATGCAACAAGAAATATGTTTGGTCAATCAATGGCTTTTGATCCAAGAGGTCAATTAGCTGAAATGGGCCTAGAGCCATTAAAGGTAAATTCTTTTTATAATCCTTTTCAAGAGCAAGTTATAGATAACACTATGGCTGACTTGAACAGAGGTAGACAATTACAAATACAATCAGATCAAGATGCAGCTATCGGCAGAGGTGCTTTTGGTGGCTCTCGTTCAGCAGTTTTAGAAGCAGAAACAAACAGAAACTATTTTGACAGAATGGGTAATGAATTAGCCAACTTAAGAAAACAAGGTTTTGATAGTTCTGCTGATCTTGCTATGCAAGACAGAAACTTCCGTTCTGGCATTAACCAAAGTTTACTAGGCGACCAATATAGAAACTTAGGCTTACTATCTAATATTGGTGCACAACAACAAGGCTTACAACAAGGAGCTATGGATGCAGGTTACAACGAATTTATGAGAGCATCACAATATCCTTATCAACAGTTACAAGCATATCAAGGTGCTGTTACTGGTGTACCAGGATTGTTTAGTGAATTTTCTAAAAAGAAAACAGGTTCAGGTGATATTCTCGGAACACTTGCTAGTTTAGCTGGTGCGAAGATAGGTTATGATGGAACTGTATTTGGTTAAAAATATTATGAAAAAACCATTATCTTTTTATCAACCAACAATGCAGATACCAGACACTACTTCTGGTTTCGATATTAGTAATTCACTTTTAATTCCTGGGTTTAGAAAACCTGGCGATGCTTTTGGTGATAAGCCATTAATGCAAAATCTTTATGATACACAGAAGTTCAGTCAAAGTGTTGAACCTTTAAAAGCACAAAAAGCTGAAGAGGATATTAGAAGAAACCAATTCAGAGGAAACATGCTGATGGCTCTTGGTGATGCTTTGAGGGGTAAAGATATTAGTTCTGGATTTCTACAAAGACAACAATTATTTCAACAGCAAGCAGAGAAAAGAATAGCTGAAGCAGAAGCTGCACAAAAAAAACAAAGATATAATGATATTTATAACAGCGCAACCCCAGAGCAACGGCGAATGATGGATATGTATAGTGCTGGTGTTCCTAAAGGTGTTATAGAAAGTCAATTTGAAAAACCCGCATCACC